CATTACTCTTTATCCTCCATATATTTAGCTAAATTCCTATTAAATACTGCTTGCCTAATTTTATTTATTTCAGTTACTGAATTAGTCATCATAAATCTACCTTTAACCCAACTAGCTTTTAATTTTTTACCAATAGCTGGTACAAATCTCCCTGGTGTTTGTCTATGCCCATATTCAACATAAATAGCATATCTTGCAACATTATAAAGAGTAATAAATCTTTTATCATCACTCTTTATAACTTTGGATACATACCAACTTCTCCTTAAATTTCCACCTATGTGATTAATAACAGTTTTTGTTTTATACTTGCCTTTATTTTTACCTTTTGCATACCTTGCAAGTTCTCCTGTTTTATCTCCAAAGTATTTAAACTCTTTTATACTTTTTCCAACAGGAGTTTTTCTGATAACTTTATTTAATAACCTTCCACCTAACTCACTCAAAGAATCATCAATAGCTTTATCATAGTTTTCTTTTATTTTTCTTACATTTTTTTCAGTAAATCTTTTAAATTCAGAAACATCAATATTTAATTTCATTAGGCTTTCCTTTCACTCTCTAAAGTTATTTCCTGATGTGTTCTATACGTTGCTATCTCTCCACTATGTTTATACTTCTTTGTAATCCCATTTTGAGTTACTTCAATTTCAGAATTTAAAGGAATTTCTATATCTGGACTTAAAAATAGAACTATTGTAGATGTAGCAACCCCATAATTACCTTGAATAACTACTGGATTACTTTCATAAGATAAAAGACAAGGGATATCAGATTTAACTAACACCCCTTCTCTTTCATCAGTTATTCCATTTTCATCTGTAAATAGTTCAGTACCATAGATATTACATTTTCCAGTGTATGTTTTTTCTAGTTCTTTCCTAGCATAATCAAACATGATTACCACCCCACAAATCTATATCTATATATTTCTTGCTTCCCATAATTTATTAGCCCTTGTATTAGATTAGAAAAAGTTTCTTGATTAGTATTACCTTTAAAACTCATAGAAACTCTACCTTCTGTAAGTGAAGCTAACATTGGCTCAAAATTAAGAGTATCTATATTCAAAGTATTTGTGGAATATTTTGTGTTAAGATAATCTCCTACACATCTACATAGAAATACATAATATAATTCACTTGGTACTTCTTCTCTGTTTAATATATTTTTAAGATTTTGTAAGTTTTTAGGTAAAATAATATCAAATAGTTTATCATCATCTTGTAAAGTATAATTATATCCAAGCAACATATTTTTTAAGTCTTGTATAATCTTTTCTTTATCTTCAACAATATCTATCATAATTATTTCCCTTTTTTATTTTTACTAACTTCTTCTGTTTTTGCTTCTTCAACATTTGTTTCTTCAGTAGTAACTTCTTCTGTTGTTTCTTCTACTGTATGTCCATAAGATTTAAACCATTCAATATCAGTTGTTGATAGGTCTTTAACTTTTGCTGTCCCATTTAAAAAAGCTATACCAGATATTTCACCAGTATAGCTTTCATTTTTAGTTTTTATTATAAGCATATTTTACCTCCTATTATTGTACTTTTATATTTCTTAAAACTCCACAAGATCTTGAAGATTTTAAAATAGGTACTCCTCTTAATTCAACAAGTCCTCTTGCTTGTTCAGAAGCTACATTGAAGTCAGGAGCAATTACATCTATTATTTTTCCTGAAGATGGAGATGCAACTGATAAAGCATCTTCTCCAAATCTTACTGCATATAATGAAGTATTTCCTGAAGCATTATCAATAGCTATTGTTTCTTTTGCTACAGTTTCTCCCTTAGGAAGATACTTTTCAACTGTGATTAATGGAATACCATCATAAGAATCAATTTGTGTTCCATAAGCTGTTGGAGTTAAAGTATATAACCCTGCTACTTTTGCTGCTGCTTTTATTTTTGTGATCATTTTAGAGTTTCCTATTAAACCATGAGGTTTTTCATCTAATAATGATAACCATTCATCTAATTTTGTTGCAAATTCAAGTGCATTTTCTTTTACTTTTGCAAATGTAGATAAATCAAATCCTGTTGCATGAGCTAACATATCTGTAGCTGTTCCCTTTAATAAAGTATCAATTCCATCAAATTGTTCTGCTGATGTTGCAACTGATCCATTTATTAAGTAATATGAAAATCCTTTTCTTGCTGACTTTATTAATTGTGCCATTTGTAAAGCAACCTCATTTTCTACTCCACCTTGGTCTCTTAATGCTCTATCAATAGAGAATGAACCACCATAAACTTTTACTTCAGCTGTTTTCATTTTCTTTTTAGAAAATGTATCATCATACTTTCCATTGATACCTCTAAAACCTGTTTGAGATTCTTCACTTAAATAAACATAAGATGTTGACCATCCTGCTCCCCCTGCTATTGGATTTGCTATTGGATTAAATGGTATTGTTTGAAATAAATAATCTCCTCTTGTAATTTCATCAATTACACCTTTTTCTAAATCTGTTAATTGTCCTTGTTTTACTTCTGCTAATGTTATTGCTGGCATATTTTACCTCCTAAAAATTTTATTTATTATTATATATTTTACCTAAAGCACTACCTAATGTTATTTTAGGGTCAACAGGATTTCCATCACTATTTGAATTAGCTGGAGTTTTTCCTGCTGGAACTTCTGGTGCTTTTTCTTCAATCTTAAATAGATAATCACTTGTCTTTTTAAGTTCTTCTATTTGCTCAGTTAAACCTATAACTTTGTCATTATCCATTTTTATATTATCCATTTTTAATAATGCTTTTACAGCTATATTATTTTTAGCTCCTGCACTTGTTAAAGCAAGTTCTAAAGCATTATCAAGTTTTATTTTAGCTAATGTTTCTTGATATTCTTTTTCACTAGCTTGATTCTTTTTTTGTAATTCAGTAATTTGTTTTTTTAATTCTTCATTACTTGAATTGTTCTTTTGCAATTCTGATAATTGTTTATCTCTTTCAGTTAAATCTGCTTTTAACTTATTCTTTTCTTCTACAACTTCATTAAATCTACCTTGAGGAATCATATTCCCATATTTTTCTATTAACTTCATTGCTTGTTCTTCTGTTAGTCCTAACTTAATTAATTCATCTTTATTCATTTATTTGCTCCTTTCATTTTTAACGTTGTATGTCAACAATTTAGCTCTTATTCTTTTACGTGTGTAATACTAAAAACACGAATTATCTTTTGTAATAATTGAAATTATTTGAAGATAATCACTCTCCTTTTCAATAAAAAAGCACCTAGAATTAACTAAGTGCTTTCTGTTATCTATGCTATTTTATCTTTTAAAAATATATTTAAGAAATATTGCTGCCCTTTACCAGTAATCTTTGGTGTCTTACTTATTTCAATTTCTCCACTTGAGTGAAGAACTGGACTTTCTTTTATTTCAAATAATCCTAAGTCCATAGACCTTTGTGTTGGCATATTATAATCTGTTCCTATTTTCTTTATTAAGTATCCATTCTCTCTTAGCCAAATGAATAGTCTTTTTTCTCCCATATCAACTCCATTTTGCTTTATTAATTTTGCCATTTCTCTAACTAATATAGTATTTTTTGCTATTGATACTGCTTCAGCAAATAATACTTTTGGCTTATCTTCTTTCATCTTATCTTCAAGCTCTTTATTTTTTGCCTTTTCTTCTTTTAATCTAGTTGCCATTTTTATTATCAAATCTGGGTTGTCTAATAATTCATCTGTGGCATACATTCCATATTTTCTAACATCTTTTAATATTTCTTTAACTTTTTTCTTAAATACCTTTGCTATTGGCTTTGTACTTTGCATTAAAACTTCATATAAACCTTCTTCTGTAACGAACAACATTTCTCTATTTTGACCTGATATTAAAATTTTTAATACCAGCTTTTCATCATCATCAACAGTTTTTAACATATTTGAAATATTATATGCTCCATTACTATTTTTAGAATAGTCAATCCACTCAGCAACATCTTTTGCTAAAAATAAAGGGTTTTCAAAATCTCCATATATTCTTAATTGTTTTCCTAATACTTCTCTTTCATCTATAATTTGTAATTGTTTATTGTTCATTTTCTACCTCCATTAATCTTTTAAATGGGTCATAATTACTAAGTTGATATTCTTCATCAATAGTGTTTCCTATTTTTCCATAATCAAAGTACTTATGTTGAGTTAGTTCTATTACATCTATAATAGCTCTTTCAAGCTGTACAAATATTCTCTTATCTCCAACATAATTTTCTTCAACTTCATTCATAAGATTAAATAGTTTCTTCTTATGTTCTGTGATATCATCATTTAAAATTCCTTTTTCTGTTGCTAATTCAATAAATGTTAATAAAAAATTTTTATTTTGCTTTTCCATAAAAAAAATACTCCTTTCAAAATTATAATTGATAGAAGCATTCTTTTGTGATATAATTTAATCACTAAAGAATACTTTTTTGTAAATAGAGTAAAAAACTTTCGTAGGGTTTTGGATTACTCTATTTTTTATTTTTCCAACAAATCTTCTACATTCACTTCAAGAGCTATTGCTATTTTTCCAACTGTTTTAGGTCTTAAATTTGGAAAACCATTTCTTATTCTTGAAAATGTATGAGATTGAAGTCCTGCCTTTTGCATCAATTCATAACCAGATATACATTTTCTAGCTAATAACAATTCTAATTTCTCCTTATTTATTTTCATGATCTCACCTCATTTCAACTTCTTAATGTCTTTTTATAAGTCTTAATTGTCCTAATTATAATTTTAAAAATGTCTTTTGTCAAGTCTTTTTTTTCTTTTTCTTTCTTTTTTGACTTTTTTAATGTATAATAACAAAAAAGGGGTGATATTTTATGGATAATACAGAATTAGGTTATAGACTTAGAGAACATAGAAAAATAAGGAAACTAACCCAACAGGAAGTAGCTGATTTAACTAATGTTAGTTTAAAAACTATCCAAAGATATGAAAAAGGTCAAAGTATTCCAGAAAGTTATTTGCATATATTTGGAGATAAATTAAAATTAGAAGCTTCCGATAGAAACGAACTAAATTTATTACATATTGGAGCATTAAAAAATAAACATAAAGAAATCCAATATTACATAACTGAAATTTTAAAAGTCATTGGTTATGAAATTACTAAGATTGGAGATTATGCTGAATTTAATGTTCCTAATAATTATATTATTAAAAATAATATAACAGAAGAGTATTACTTAAGTTCAAATAGCCCTTATGACTTTGATTATTCTAATGCAGTTTTTAGTTTTTTAAAATCTATTGTAGAAGAAGATTTAAAACAAGCAAAACCAATTCCTCTTTCTGAAGTCAATTTTTATTTATCAAATGATTATAAAGATTTAATTTCTCATTATAATGTAAAGAAAATGAGTTATGAAGCACACAGATTGCTTTCTCTTATAAATTCAGATGCTTCAACTGAAATAAATCCATCTCTTGAAGAAATAGAAGAATGGAAAGAAAATGAGTTAAAAAAACTAAAAGAAAAATTTTTAAAAAAATAATAGCCCAAAATAAAAGAGAGGATAAAACCTCTCTTAATCTGTGATTTGTGCATCTAAATTTTTATTATGAATTATTAACATGTTTTTTATTTTATATTTTTCATTTTCAGACAAAGTAAAATCATAATTTTCTTTTCCAGAAAATCTAACTTTTATTACATCATTGTCTATTATTTTCTTAAAAAAATCTATTGTTTCATTATCTAATAAAATAGCTTGTTGCTCTATTACAACTTTCCCAGCAACTTCTTGTACTCCATCAGTTAATTTAAATTCAAATTCTTTTCTTTCATCATTTGAAATGATAACAACATTATCAAAGAAAATCCAATCTTTACCAACATAAGTGAAATCTATTTCTGTTATTAAAGGATACTTTGATTCTTTACCATTATTTATCCCTATTAATCCAATCCTATCATCTATAATGGATTGAGTTCCATTCTTATTTTTAGAACGGAAAAATTTAGCATTCTCAAATTCATCATATTCACTATAAGTATTTTTTATCGTTTCATCAAACTTAGCTTCAATTTTTTTTAATTTTTCAATTTGTTTTTCTTTTTCTATTCTTTCTTTTTCTTTT